GTTTGAGGTGGTCTTGGTAGATCGGACCACTCAATTCACGTTTCTGACGGTCTACGAGATTAAAGATTAATCAAAACGGGGATTTACCCCAGCGGCGACCGTGGATTGCCCATCACGGCGCATATAAGGGCAGCGAACAGGTAAAATCATGACATTGGCTTACACGGTAGAAACCCTTGAGGGGTTGGATGAAGGCGTCAAGGCGCTTTACGCAGAGGGCGACAAGGGGTTCACGCTGAACGTTTCGGGCGTTGTTCCAGAGGCGAAGTTTAACGAGATCAATCAACAGGCAGTTGATGCAAAGACTGAAGCTGCACGGCGTCGCAAGACGTTGGAGCGTGTCACTGGTAAGTTGGGGCTGGAAAGCGCCGATGGGTTGGACGATGCCCTTGAGGCGCTGATGGCCAAAAAGCCAGGCAAGCCTGACGCCGATCAAGAAGCAATCGTTAAGCAGCTCAAAGAGTCTCACGCCAACGAATTGAAGGCGTCTACAGACAAAATCAAAGCAATTCAGCTAGACGGGGCGAAGGCCACACTGCAATCAAATTTGCAGTCGGTAGGCTTCCCCGATGAGGCTGCAAAGATGTTCGCGGCGGCAAGTATTGGCCGTGTTCAAATCGAGGATGACGGCTCACGCCGCATTCTATCCGAGACAGGCACCCCTCTTGCGGGTTCGGGTGCTGACGGGTTCGCTACAGAACTTGACCTCGCCAAGGAACTCGCAGCGGCCATGCCAAATCTACTTGTAGATAACGGCAAGGGGGGCGGCGCAAAGTCCCCAGCGTCAAGTGGCAAGGCCACTGCAAAAACCATGACACGCGAGGCCGTGGACAAAATGTCCCAAGCCGAACGGTCATCTTTCTTTAGCTCAGGCGGCAAAATCGCATAGCGACCCGTCTTAAATAGGAGTTTCGCCACATGGCAAACGTTCTGAATGACCTAGCGGCGGACCTTTACAAAGCCGCTGAAATTGTTGGCCGCTCTGCGGTTGGCTTCATCCCCTCTGTAACCGTTAACGGCGGCTCCGAGGTTGCAGCGCAGAATACCACTGTGCGATCACATAAAACAGACGAGGGCACGATCAACGAGACTGCCACGCCTGCAATGACCATCCCTGAAGGCGATGACGTGACTGTCACCACAGACACGATGACGCTGAACAAGGTTGTGAATGCCCAAATCCCCTTCACGGGTGAAGAAATGGGGTTCATTGACCAAGGTGCCGGCTTCCAGACGGTCTATGGCGATATCATTTCCCGTAAAATGAACGGGATGATGAAGTTGATTGAGAAAAATGTGGCAATCGAGGCTTACAAAAACTCGTCTCGCACAGTCGGCACGGCTGGCACCACGCCTTTTGGCTCCAACTTCAATGAGATTGCAGAGGCACGTCAGGTCCTGCTTGACAACGGCATGCCTGTTGATGACGGCATGACGTCTTTGGTTCTCAGCACGACTGCCGGCACCAAGTTGCGCAATCTTGCACAGCTTCAAAAGGCCAACGAGGCTGGCAACGATACATTGCTGCGCCAAGGCACGCTCTTGGACCTTCAAGGTGTGATGCTCAAGGAATCTTCGCAGGTTCAGGCGCATACGAAGGGCACGGGCGCTTCTAAGCTCGTTAACGGCGATCTGGCAGTTGGTGACACCACCATCACGACAGACGGCGGCTCCGGCACGATTGTTGCGGGCGACGTGGTTACCTTCGCTGGTGACACGGTAAACTCCTATGTCGTAACTGAGGCACTCGCGTCTGGGTCGTTCGAAATTGGTGCACCGGGCTTGCGAGTGGCTATCGCCGACAATGCGGCAATTACAGTCGGCAATAGCTATACTGCCAACGTTGCGCTGCACCGTTCCGCTATCGAACTTGCCATTCGCCCTATGCTTTCGCCGCTGGCGTCTGCTGCCGCGGATGCAATGGTGGTTCAAGACCCGCACTCCGGCCTGTCTTGGCAGGTTGAGGTCTATGGTGGCTACAAGAAAGCCATGATCGACATCACGGCTGTCTACGGCGTCAAGGCTTGGAACAAAGAAGCCATGGCAACGGTTCTGGGCTGACTTGTGCAGGGGGCGGGGCGTCGGCCTTGCCCCTCACTAAGGTTAGTAGGGATGATCAATGGCACTAGACACCACAGTAGGCGGCGCATCCGCTGACAGCTACATCACAGATGCGGAGTATCAAGCATACTGGCTTGATCGCGGCGTTGTTCTTAGCGCAGTCACGACCAATGAAGCCGACCTACGCAAGGCGGCCGACTGGCTTGATCGCAGCTATAACTTCGCGGGCTACAAGGCGACTGGCACACAGCGCCGCGCATGGCCGCGTGTGACAACTATCCTTGTCGATGGCTATACCGTGTCCAGCACTGTAATCCCCCAAGACATCAAGGACGCTCAGGCCGAACTTGCAAACCTTATCCGAGGCGGGCTGAACCCTGCCGCCACGATTGATGGCACTTTGGCGTCGGAAAGCGTTAGGGCGGGTCCGGTAGCCAGCACCAAGACCTATCAGGGCGGCAAATCTTCCCCGCGTCTTGTGGCTATTGAGGGGCTTCTAGCCCCCTACACAGGCGGCGGCTCCGCTGGTCAAGTTCGGTTGCAGCGCGGATGACCACCATTGCTGAAATCGCAAAAGCTGCCTTCGATGGTGTGTCTTCCAGCATCACAGACGCCATTCTTGCGGCAACCCTTAGCGATGGGGTCACAGATTACACCGGACGGGCTGTTTTTAGCGCCGTTAAGGCCCCAACTGGCTTTCCGATGCCTACGGCTGAGGACAAGGTGCAGGAAGTCATTCTAGAGGGCTTTTCTGACGTTCCGTTGGGCGGATGGACCCTCATTGCCAATGGCGTGACGTTCTATGTTTTAGGTGTTCGCGACGTCCTGCTAACTGGCGGGCTGACAATTGCAAACGTGATCGCCGATGCCGACATGCTTTGGCAGACTGTCACGTTCCAGCGCAAGTCAAACACTAGCGATGGGGCGGGTGGGCGAACAGAGGCATGGTCTACCTTGGCGGGGTCGGCTGACACGGGCGGGATTGTCGCGGTGTCTGGCTCTGAGCGCTACACCTCCATGAGGATAGAGGCAACATCGGACTGGATGTTGATTGTCCCATACTTTGCTGGCCTCAAGACCACTGATCGCGTGATGATTGCAGGCAAGAGCTACAGAATTGACCATATTAACGACCACGAAAAACGCGCCGTTTGGTACGTGATTGATCTAACCGAAGGGGCAGCGACATGAGAGTGACCCTTGAGGGCGACAAAGAACTGAAAGCCGCTTTAGCCAATATGTCCAAGAGGATTGAGGACGAAATGTCTGATCTGGTTATGGACACGGCGGCGGGTATCGAGGCGGGTGTTAAGCTGCGCATCCAACAAGGGGACAAGATGGGTCGCGTATACACGCGAGGCGGCGTCAAGCATCAAGCGTCAGCGCCCGGGCAGGCCCCAGCGTCGGACACAGGCGAGTTGGTAGGCTCCATCTACCATGAGCGTGAAAGCGAACTAACTGCGACCACAGGTTCACGATTGAGCAAGGCCGCGATGCTTGAGTATGGGACGGCAAAAATAGCCCCGCGCCCAGCATGGACCCCTGAGAGGGAAGTTGCAGAGGATGACTTCAGGAAGGATGCGGAGCGCATTCTGTCAAGGGTCGTGCGATGAACAGTGTCGCGCTTCAGCAGGCGATATACACACGCCTTGCGGGGTTTACCGCCCTGACATCCAAGGTTTCCGGCATCTACTCTGACGTGCCAAGCCCTGATGACGCGGCGGATAATTCTGCATTCCCCTATGTGATGTTTAACTTCCCCAGCATTCAGCCGATGGACACCAAGGACAGCGACGGCGGCAATGCCGTTGTGCATATCCACACGTTTGCGCGTGGAGGTTCTGACTTGCCTCGCCGTGCAATTGAAGACGCGATCTATGATGCGCTGCATAAACATGACCTCGCCATATCAGGGGCCAACACAATCGCGGTGCGCTTCGAAACCAAGACCGAAATGGACGATCCAGACGGTGTGACAAAGCACAGCGTGCAGACGTTCCGCATTACCTACGACGACATCTAAGCCGAACTCCGGCACCCCCCCCAACATCTCAGGAGATAAGACAATGGCAGCATCAGCAGGCCGCGCTTTGCGCATCAAATACGACAGTGGAAGCGGCGCGGTAGCAATCGCAGGCGCAAAAACTGACAGTTTCAGCATCGCCAATGAGCCGATCAACATTACGGACAAAGACGACAGCGGCGTTCAAACGCTTCTTGATGACATTGGCACGCAGTCAGTGTCTATGAATGTTGAGGGCGTCCTCAAGGACGGCACGTTGATCGCACTTGCGGCAAATGCAGCCGAGGGCACAGCCTTGCACGATTTCGAGATTGATGTGGCCGCAATTGGCACACTGTCTGGTGCATGGTTCATCAGCAACTTCGATGTCAACGGCGCTGAAGGCACTGACCCAACAACATTCACATGCTCGCTGACATCTTCCAGCGATATCACATACGTGGCTGACTAATGGCGGGTGTTTTTCGTGAGGTCACGATTTCATACGGCGGCAAGGATCACACCTTCACACCTGATATGCGGCTCATCCGTCGCATTGAGCGCGGCGATGGTGACGGTCCAGTCTCAATCATTGCAATCATGAACAGTGGCCTCGTCGGCAGCCCGCAAGTTGGCTTTATGTCTTGGCTAGTGTCCGTCGTGATGACCTATGCAGGTGCAAAGGTGGATGAAGCTGAACTCTACCGTGAGATGATGAGCAACAGCAAAGACGCAAAGGCGGTCTATAACGGTGTTATTGCGGCGCTAAGTCCTGCGGAAAAAGAGCAAAAAAAAGACGCGGCCCCCGACGAGTAGCGTTAGGGGCCGCAACTGAGGCAAGGGGCATTGATTGGGATGTTCTTTACCTAACCGCTCGCAATTGGGGCATCCAGCCCAGCGAGTTCTGGCAGATGACCATGGCTGAATGGTTCTGCGAATACGATTTTCACAAAGCACACCAAAAAGGACGTTTCGCTGGCTCTCTAACCGAGGCTGACGTTGATGACCTGCTTGAGTTTATGGAGGCCGAATAATGGCCCTACCTGACATTCGCGTCAAAGTCACAGCGGACCCTAAAGAGGCTGAAGCGGGACTTAAGCGCGTCAATAAGGCCGTCGCTGCAACTGCGGGGGCATCCGGTGCGGCGACAGGAAAAGCGCAAGGGTTTGCGGCATCGTTACGTGGGCTTGGCAACGTATCGGGCCAGACCCGCAGCCGCATCCAGAACACCTCATTTCAGCTTCAAGATATTGTGGTTCAACTTCAAGCGGGCACGAAAGCCTCGGTTGCACTTTCTCGGCAACTGCCGCAGCTTGCGGGTGGTTTTGGTGCCATTGGCGCCATGATCGGCGTTGGTGCCGCTTTGGGTATTCCCGCCGTATCTATGGCTATGACGGCTTTGCGCGGCGAAACTGTTGACCTGTCAGATCAAATCGACACCCTGTCAGAGGCCGTGGCGAATTATAACCAATTTGCAGACCTTTCCATTGCGTCCACTGAGACACTGACGGAACGCTTTGGCGGGGCGTCCAGTGCCGCTCAACAGGTGTCTTCGTTCTTGGCAGACTGGGCCAAACTGGAAGCTGTTGAGGCGCTTGACGCCTCTGTGACGAGCCTGACCGAAACCTTCGGTGGACTAAGTAATGAAATGATTGTGATGGATACGTCACGCGGCTTTTGGGCCAGCATGTTTGACAAGTCCGCAGTGGGATACATCGAGGAATTCAACAACACAGTCTTGGTCATGAGCGAGGAATTGGGCGTCTCGCGTGAGGAGGCTGAGCGTGTCGCAAGTGCCCTGCGAGACATGGCCAGCGCATCAAGCGTCGAGGAGCAAGTTGAAGCGGCGGTTCGGTTAAATCAGCAGTTTATCCGTGTATTTGGATCAATCGAAAACATTCCCCCAGAGCTAAGAGAAGTTGCCAAGCAGGCGGGCTTGATAGCCCTTGAGGCCGCTGAAATTGAGGGCGGGATTGACCGTGCCGAGGGGGCGACGGTTTCTATGCACGACGCCATTAACGCTCTTACCGGAGGGATAGACGCTGCGGTAGGAATGGCCGATGGCTTAGCGTCTTCAATGGCAACAGCCGCCACGAACGCTTGGGATGCAGCGAAGGCCATGGCAGCGTCAGAACTCCGCATGGGCATGGACAGCACTGGCGTTGCTAACCTCGCTGGTCAGTATGCGGCTTATGGTCTGGGGCGTCAGTCATTTGAGAATGGAGTGCAGGGTGGTTTAGGCGATATAACGGGGGGGATTGCTAGGCCTAGAATAAGCGGTGCTGGCGGTGGCGCGGGCGGCGCGGGTGGCGAGCAACGCGATCCAGCGATTGCGTCCCTCATCGAAAGCCTCAAGACCGAAGATGAGTTGCTGCAAGAGTGGTATGCCACCAGCCAAGAAAGCCTAGCAGAAGCGAACGCACAAGAGCTGGAAATAATCGGCGGCCACGCTGAGGCAAAGTTGCGCCTTGAGGAGGAATATCAGCGCCGCCTATCCGATATGCGGACGGGCTATCAAGGTAATGGGCTAGAGCAGGCCAAGACCTTCTTTGGCGACATGGAAGGTGCCATGCAGTCCGGCTCTGAAAAGATGCTGCGGATCGGCAAGGCGTTTGGCGCGGCTCAAGCGCTTATCAACAGCTATCAAGCTTACACCGAAGTGCTGCGCGACCCTGCATTGCCATGGTTTGCGCGTATTCCGGCTGCGGTTGGCGTTCTTGGCGCGGGTATCGGAATGGTCAATGCGATCAAGGGTATTAGCGCCGGAGGTGGAGGCGGGGGGTCGGCAGGTATAGCGGCGGGGGCTGCGGCTGCGGTGCCGACACAAACGCAAGTCGCAAGTATCACCCTGCAAGGCGAGACGTTCTCGCGACAGTCCGTAAACGAGCTGTTTGAGCAATTGAACGAAGGC